TATGGAATTAGCAAAAGATAAAAAAGCACTTCCAGACGGCTCATTTCCTATTAGAAATGTCTCTGATTTAAAAAATGCTGTATATGCCTATGGTCGTGCTAAGCCAGGAAATCGTGGCCGAGTTCGCCGTCATATCGTTAAGATGGCTCGTCAACTGGACCGTAAAGACTTAATCCCAGAGAACTGGAAAGAAGCATCTATCAACGATGTAGACAGTATTGCTGCTAGTTTAAGAGCAAGAATCTCTATTGTTGAATCAGTTGTTGCTGCTGCAGGTATGGCCTCTGACGTTAAAGATGACGCTATTGCTACACCTGATTTGACAAAAGAAGACCTAGAAGGTCTTACAGATGAAGAAACAGATATACTAAAAAAAGAAGTTAAGAGTAAGCAGGACGCAGAAAAAGATAGAGCTAAATACACACCTAAAACCCAACCTCGTGATGCCACGGGGAAGTTTCGACAAGTGCTTGCTCGGTTGAAATTGAACTTAGGTGATGCTGGATCAGACGCTGTATTAAAGAAGATTGAAGAAGTTGACAATCTAGATAACACTGGTGACTATGCTGAAGCAGCCAAGGCTGCTGGCGATTTGCTAGATATTGTAGATAGATTAGATACAGGCGCCCTCAACCCTGAGGCTATAAGCAATGTTAGAAACAGTGCTGGAGAGTTAGGTAAGGTCATTGCTAACCTGCCTTTCGCCTTCGGTGAGGACGCCCAGAAGATTCGATTTAGCGATGTACCCCCTGCCCTACAGAGCCTCATGGAAAAGATGATTACTCGGGTCGAGGACAAAATTGGCAAAAAGGATGCAGACGTTGCCACTCAGGGTATGAAGGATTTTATGTCAGGCCAAGAGGTCTATAGCCAGAGTGAGATATCTAGTCAAATGTCTAAGTTACTTAGGTTGCTTACCTGATGCATAAAAATAGTGTAAAAAAGAAAATCACACTATAAGAACTAATGTAGTATTCAGTATTAGGTGGAGTGCCTCCACGCATTTATTGCGTACGCGAGTCCCTCAGCCTCGACTGATCAGCGAGATGGGGAAAAGCCCTATCCTAACTGACCCTAAGGAGGGACAGTAGTGGACCAAATCAAACAAATGATGGATCAGTTGTCTGACATAACTGACGAACAAGTTAGTGAATTGCAGACATCTATTCTCAGCGAATTTGAATCGGTCGAGAAAGAGGATCCTACTCCGCAGATAGTTGATGCTATGACGTCGCTTGCCGACATGCTTGATGGAGTTAGAAGCGAAATCAAGCGTCGCGAAACAGCAAATGCAGAGCTTGCTCAAAAGGCAGCAGAAGCAACTACTCGCGTATACGGAAAAGAAGACGAAGATAAAGACATGAAAACTAATGAAGTTAAAGATGCTGCAATGCATGAAGAGGCACCTGCCGATCCTGCTGAAGAAGCACCAGTAACTGAAGAAGCACCCGTTTCTGAAACTCCTGACCCAACCATGGAAGAGGAGAAAAAAATGGAGGAAGCAGCAGCAATGCCAGCAACTCCAGAAGTAGAAGATGAAAAATCTCCTGCTGACATGGAAGAAGACAAAAAGGAAAAAGAAAAGGATGAAACCATGACTGAAGCGTCAACCGAAGCAGATAAGAACTCCGAGTTCTCAACTGAAATTAAAGAAACAACTGAAGCAGCAGTAGCTGTGGAAGAAACAGTTGTTGCAGCTGCTGAAGAAGCACCAGCAACAACAACAGCAGAAGTGCCAGTAGTAGCAGAAGCAGCAGTTGTAGAAGAGGTAGCAGTATCGCAAGATGCTCCTGCAGCTGAAGCAGCAGTTGTTGTTACTGAAGGTGCTGAAGCAGCAACTATTGAAACACCAACACAAACAGAAACTGTGCCAATGGCACAAGAAATTATGGAGGCACCCGTGACCGCCGCTGCAGACAACGCAGACAACCTCAACATTGAGGTACCAGCTGACCGCCGCCCAACATCTCGGATTAGTGCAGCACCTGTGGCAATCACCGCGGGCGCTGACATTCCTGGATATACAGCAGGCAGCTCAATTTCAAGCATGGCAGAAGTTGCAGAAGCAATGGCCAAGCGTCTACATGGCCTACGCCGTGTAAATGGTGGAGATGGAGAACAACACATTGTTGCTTCTATCTCTACTCAGTTCCCAGAAGAGCGCACCCTTAATCAGGATGCACAAGCTAACTGGGACAAGGTTCAAGCTGTAGTCGGACCTGAGGCACTTGTTGCTTCTGGTGGACATCAGGCACCTTTCGAGGTTAAGTACGACATCTTTGGTCTTGGCTCAGCAGTGCGCCCAGTCCGCGATTCACTACCTCGTTTCCAGGCAGACCGTGGCGGTATCCGCTACATCACTCCACCAGTACTTAGCTCATACGCTAGCGCTGTTGGTGTGTGGACTGCTGCTAACGATTCAGCAGAAACACCAAGCCCAGCTTCAAAGCTAAGCTTGACTGTAGCTGCAGCAGCTGAGACAACTGTCTCAACTGATGCTGTTACTTTGCAACTACAGTTCGGTAACCTTCTAAGCCGTGCATATCCTGAACTAATCGCTCGTCACAACGAGCTTGGTCTAATTCAGCATGCTCGTGAGGCTGAAGGAAACCTTATGGCAAAAATTGGTGCAGCATCAACAGCAGTTACTTCAACTTCCGTAATTGGAATGGGTCGTGACTTCCTAGTACAACTAGGTCGCGCTGCTGCTGCTTACCGTTCACGTCACCGTCTAGATGCAGATGCTCCACTTCGCGCAATTATTCCAGCATGGATTAAAGATGCGATGGCAGCAGATCTAACTCTTAACATGCCTGGAGACTCAACTCTCAATGCATATTCTGAGATTGATGCTTATATTGCAGCTCGCGGAATCAACGCTACATTCGCTCTAGATTCTTCAAGCGGAGCTTCTTACTTCGCTGCACAGAGTTCTGGTGCAATGAATGAGTTCCCAGACACATTCGTCTGGTACTTATTTGCTGAAGGATCATTCTTGTTCCTTGATGGTGGCACATTGGATCTCGGAGTTATCCGTGACTCAACACTTGTTGGCACTAACGACTACAAGATGTTCGTTGAAACCTTCGAGAACGTTGCCCTTGTTGGCGTCGAATCTCTACAGGTAACATCAACTATCAATGTAAACGGAGTAGCAGCTGCTCTTCGCGATACACTTGGTGGATTGACTGCAGCAACAATCGAGTACTAAGCCAAGAAGTAAATCTTGTAGAGGGAGCGCTCAGAAATGGGCGCTCCCAATGCAAAACAAAAACTGATTTTTAAAGTTAGGGATAAATAATATGGCTTTCAGTGGAATATTTAAAGCTCCGAAAATAGTACCTTCTGCATTTGGTCTTTTCGTAGTAGCTAAGCCAGAATCTCCTGAAAGTGAAGATAAATGGGTTCGTGGCTTTTCCCAAGAGTGGGAAACACGTCCAAACTATGGTCGTAATTGGGATGAGACTAGCAATACTAGTGAAGTACTTTTTTCTGACCCTGCATCACCACGTTTTACAGAACACAAACCATTTTTTATTGAAGTTGAAGATCAAAGATCTACATTTGACCTTGCTGGAGAAGACAGATTTGCAAGTGCTATTCGTCAGTTAGATGGGATTAGCCAGCATGCTTGCGAGCTCGAACTATGGGATGGAGCCATTGCAGTTGGTGAATCACTAAGTAACCCATACTTAACAAGAACTTCTGGTGCAACAATTCTTAATAGTGGAACTGCCCTCTCTCCACGTCGTGCTTTAGCACTTTTGGAGCATAAAATTGGGCAAACCTCAGCCGCTGGAGAACAAGGTGTTATTCACATGACTCGTGATACTGCAACACTTTTGAGCTCTACCAGCAATATGCTTTTTCATGACAAAAATAAGGAGCATCTACAAACACTAGGTGGTACCCCCGTCGTGGTTGGTTCTGGTTATTCAGGTAACGGACCTATTAATGCAACTGGTGCAACTGCTTCAGATACTAATAAATGGATGTATGCAACTGGAGTTGTTCGAGTATTACTCGGAGAATCAGAGGTTGTAAACGACAATCTGGCTCAAGGCTATGATGTTTCTGCAAATGCTAATAACATGAAAATCAAGGCAACCAGAGCAGCGTCAGTCTACTTCGATAAATCAATATATCTGGCAGTCAGAGTTGATTTAACAGCGTAAAATAGGAACAAGTAAAAACAACTAAAGGAGAATACTAGTATGGCCACTCAGGACTACGCGGCAAGCGTCCAAGGTGTGGCGATCCGAGTCACTAGACTGGACGCCTCAGGTAACCTACTCACCAACCCAGGTGATAGCTACACAACCTCGGCGTTCCTTCGCACATCATTTACACCCGAGTATGAAGAGGGCGATGAAATCGTAGAGAAATCAGCAAACGGTACAGTTTGCGTTTCCTACAAAGCCCCTGACACTCTTAAAAGAATTACTATGGAACTGGCAATTTGTGAGCCAGACACAGAGCTTACTGCTTTGTTAGCAGGCGGATTACTACTTCGTAAGAATCTAGGAACATATGCTTCACCAGATCGCACATCAATTGGTTGGGCCGCACCAGCCGTTGGAGATGACCCTGCTGGAAACGGCGTTGCTCTTGAAGTTTGGTCATTTGCTGTGAAGGATGGAAAGCGTGCAACGACTCGTCCATACTTCCACTGGGTTTTCCCATATGTTAAGTTGCGTCAATCAGGTGATCGTGTAATTGAAAATGGATTACTTGCAAACACTTTTGAAGGCTACGGTCTTGGAAATGAGTTCTTTGATGACGGTCCAGACGGCCGCTGGGAGTTCCCAGTTGCAGCAGAGCGTCCATACTCATACGCTCGCGATTCATGGGCACCAACTGGTCTAAAGGGCTTCTACGAGTGGCATCCTGAAATTACTAAGACTATTAGTAACACTTCTCGTACTGGAACTACTGGAACTGTAACAACATCTACTGCTCACGGATTCCGTGTAGGAGATAGTGTGACAGTCGCTGCTACAACCGCAACAGCACTTAATGGTGTTAGAACAATTACTGCAGTACCAACAACAACAACCTTTACATTTACCACTACAACAAGCGGAACTATCGCCTCTGCTTCTGACACTGGTAGTGCAGTTGTTGCTTATGGTTACTGGGCAGTTACAGACTTCACCTCTCAAGGATCTACTACTTCGTACAACGTACCTGGTAGCAGTTCATACAATGCTGATAACACTGTTGACTTCATCATTGCTTCATCAGAGGATCCAGTAGCTTAATATAAATAAGAAGAAGGGCGGACGACGTGTCGGTCGTATCATTGATACAACTAGCCGTTGTTCGCCCTTACTTTTTAGGATTGGTGTAGATAATGAGCAGTCTTTGGGTAGATGTTAACGAACTTGGTTCTACTTATGCAGAGTCTCAGTACGCATATGATGCTGTACAAACAGCATCGTACCTACTTTGGGGCATGTCTGGAAGAAAATACTCTGGCATAACAACTGTTACTGAGCGATACATATCTTCTTATGACCCTCACATCCGCACGGGGGCTTCTATCCTTACATACTCTCCTACTTTAATTAGGGGAAATGTTGAAAATATTAGATTAAATGGTTCAGGACCTTATCAACAAGATGATTTTACAGGCGATGGAACATCTGCAAGTACTCGTGTACGCCTTCGTGGTCGTAAAGTAATAAGAGTTCACACTCTAAGAGATAGAAATGGCGTTGTAATAGACCCAAAAGATTACTATTTAGTAGAGCACTCTACAATTCTTGCTACTCCAGGGGCTGGCTGGACATCTTCTAATGTTGAAGTCACTTATTCATATGGAACACCTCCACCAATAGCAGGAAAAGCTGCTGCTCGACTACTTGCCATCGAACTTGTTAAACTATATGAAAATGACGACACCTGCGCCCTACCTCAGCGTGTAACCTCTGTTGCTCGCCAAGGTGTTTCATATACAATCCTTGACAATCAAGATTTTATTGATGAACTTAGAACTGGTTTATATGCTGTAGACCTATTTTTAAAAACAACTAATCCAGACAGGGCCAGAGCAAAAGCAAAAGTATTTAGTCCTGATACTCCTAGAGCACGTCGTCCTATTCCTAAGCCATATCAGCTAACAGAAACTCCTTATGATTTAAAAGTTCTTACATCTGGTTCATCGCTAGTTCTTTATTTAAATGAAATAAATGGAACTTTCTTAGAAGATGACCCATCATGGGAAGTATCTTTGACTGTATCCGACCACTCTTACACAAAGTCAGAGGATTTAGAAAACTCTATTAGCCTCAGCCGTGTTAACGGAATCATAACTATTTCTCCAACTTATAGTCAAATATTAGATATTATTGGTCCAAGAGAGCCTGGTGTTTATGACATCTATTGCACTCGACCTAGTTTGGCAAACCCTGCTGTTGATGAAGTAATTAACCTACTTACAGCAAACGTATCATTTGAACTTTACACAAGAGTAGAGCCAATTTATACACTGTAGGATATATACAACAAGTAGGATATATACAACAAGTAGGAGAGACAAATGTCGACAGCAATAAATAAGGCAACTGTTAGTAGCAGTGCCAAAAATCTTGCTGTATTTTTAGATGCAGTTCTTACTCAAGTTGTCACTTCTTACGCTTCTTACACTATGCCACTTCCTCTGCGTAGATACTACACATTAGGTCAACCTGTAGTTGATTGCGAACAAGTAGTTGTTTCTTTTGTACAGATGTATGTCGGTGCTCCAGGTGATGAAGCGACTCAGCCTCGCAGATGTAGTGACCCAAGGAGTGCGACAATTAATGTTTCTGTATCAAGGGCAGTGCCAGTAGTTGGTCAAAACGGTAGACCACCTTCAGCTGAGACAATAGAGAGTGCTTCAGAAATTGCTGCCTATGATGCATACATTTTACTAGATAGCGCTTCTCAGTTGGACACTTGGGAGACTTCTGGTTTTGGTCTTGGAGTTATCGCAACTGTTGAGGTTCAGGCTCCCGAAGGTGGCTTTCAAACTGTAACTTTGACCCTGACTGCGGCGGTTCCGTAAAATGGCAACAGTAGTTATTAGAAAAACAGAGTTAGATTTTATGCTCAATAACCCTTCGGGAGATGTCGGAAGATATCTAGCAAAGAAGGGAAGAATAGTTCAGGCTGCTGCTAAGGCTCAAGTTGGAGTTAGAACTGGAGCACTTCGTTCTTCTATTCATATGCGTCACTTGCGTGATTCTAGAGGTCAATTTGTAAAAATTGGCTCATCTTTGAATTATGCACTACTTCATCATGAGGGAACTAAGCCTCATATCATCGTTCCCGATAGGGCAACGGTACTTAGGTTTGTTAGCAGGGGCCGTGTGGTTTATGCCCACGCAGTTATGCACCCTGGAACAAAGGCAAATCGCTATCTTACTGACAACTTAAAGTTGGTAAAATAGTTAGTAATTTACTATGCCAATAGTAGATAAAGACATACGAGAAACGAGGACAAACAAAGATGACAAATACGAGATTTAGGGATTTTGGTGCTGGTAACAGCATTTCAGAACCTCTTTCTTTCAAACTCCATGGGGAAGAGTTTCACTGCAAACCAGCACTCCAAGGAAAAGTTCTTTTAGATATGGTTGCTACTGCCCAGTCGGGTGATGAAAGCGCTATTGCAAACAACCTAATTGAAACTTTTTTTGCAAAAGCACTTATTGAAGAAAGCCTTGTTCGTTTTGAGGCCCTACTACAAGACGCAGAAAAAATCGTAACTGTAGAAACGTTAGGAGAACTTACTTCCTGGTTAGTGGAGCAATATTCAAGCCGCCCTACGCCGGGGCCAGAGGACTCCTTGAGTGGGCAGTAGACCTTTGGCCTTATGTCAATGGAAAAGCACTAATGAGCGGCCTACAGCTTTCTGAATTGTCTTCTTCTGAAATGTTAGATGTTATTCACGTCTTATTTGAAGAAGACTTTACTAGCGCTGTTAGTGGAGAACACATTGACGCAAAGAACAATATTAGAAAAATTATGTATAGAGAGTTTTATGACAAAACTTATACATATGGTGGAAGTTCAAATGAGCAATTTGATGACTTTGAAAACGCTCCAATGGATTATAGCGATATAACTCCGTTTGACCCGAAGAAGGCACCAGTAAAACCATTTGTTCCTGCTACAGATATTAATGAAAACTCTCCAAAACCATTTGGAAAGCTACTAGACGGCCCGTTGGGCTAAGAATGTCGGGAGGTGATGGCACGTGGCAGTTGTAGGTGATGCATACATAATTGTTCGGGCCATCACTACTGGCGTTGAAAAAGACATTAAAAATGCTTTTAAGGGAACTGATCGCATTGGTGATAGAGCAGGAAATGATGTTGGTAGGTCTTTTCAAAAAGGATTTAGACGCA